ACGGCAGCGGATGATTGCAGGATTCTTGAGTGCATAGCCGGTGCCTTTGATTTCCTGGGCGTCGAGGGGATTGAACTGCAATGAGCGCTTATCGCCATTGGCCTTAATGAATTTAACGGAGATAATGCTGCTGCCAGCATCGCGGATGAAGCTTTTGATGAGAGTGGTTTTGTCCATGGATTGGGAGGGATGGGGAGCCTCTCGGCTCGTTGAAAGAATAGTAAACGATGGAGGAGCCATTAGGCCCCTTTGTTGCTTTTCTTAATAATTCATTCCGCGATGGTGGAGGGAGCGTAGGTTAGGCGGCAGTAGCGGTCGGGGTACAATTGCAAGCAGGAGGCTAGTGCTTTTGTATCATCTTGAGGCTTGGGCGACAGGCTGATGGCTAGTCCCAGAATGGTGGCGCTAGCCGCCAGGAGAGCAGCGCTATGGACGGAGGTGATCATGGCTAAAGGAGGGAACATGCGCATATTACAAAGCTGGCTGGATCTTCCGAGGGGATTGTAATTTCTCTTTACAAAGCTGGCCGGAGCATAAAAAAAAGCGGGCCTAAGCCCGCCATTTCCTCACAACCCTCAGCCATTATGCCCTAGACCAGCACACCTTTGCAACCCCCTGCTCAGGGCTGGCAATTCTGCTGAATGCGCCATAACTCAGATCTAGATCACGGCCTGCAATAAAAGGGCCTCGGTCGGTAACTGTTACGGCCACGGCCCTGCCATTATTTGGATTGCTGACTAGGAGCCTGGTGCCAAATGGCAGGTAACGATGGGCAGTAGTCAGGCCATGAGCATTGAAGCGGCTACCATCAGCGGCCTGGCGGCCATGAAAACCATCACCAAGGCCATAGAAACTAGCGTGGGAGCATGCGGATGAGGCCCCCATTGCAGCAGGCGCAAAAGCACCAAGAACAATGGAAGCAGAGAGGAAAAATGATTTAAGCACTATTTTAGGAAGAAAGTTAGCAAGAACCGCCGGTCTCCCTGCGGTAACGCTCAGTTTATCACAAATCAAAAGATTGTGGTTTGGCGGCCTTGGTGTTATGATTCTTTTGTTGGTCGGTCCTCCCCGCAAGGCTGGACGGTTTTGATAGGAAGGGCTATCCCGTAAGGGACGCCGGGCGCTCATGGTTAGCCTGCAAGGCTTCCTATCCCTGTGTTCAGGAGCGAAGCTATCGGAGGCCAACAAACAATAAAAAAGGGGGCCTTTCGGCCCCTTTTCTTTTAGCTTTGTTCGTCTTCAAAGCTGAAAAACTTATCAATCTCCAGCCATATACGATCTTCAATGGCCTCGAAGATTAGTTCGTCATGAGGTTTATCTACGTGCTTAAAGGCACGTTTATAACCGTCTAGAATGCCAGTGATGATAGCTTCTTCGAGCACTGGTCTAACTAGTGCCTTCATGCCACTTCTCCAATGGCAGCAGCATAAGCCACTAGATAAGCCATTTGATCATCAGCAGTGGGTGCTGCAGTGACAATTTCATTGTGCTCCTCGATGTGACGAGCATGAACAACTTTTAAAGTGATTAGCAGTTCCACTAATGATGATTGATGGCAATTATCTACGCCTGGCAGTAATTGCTCCAGTGTGGTAATGCTGTTTTCAAGTTGCTTCACTCGTAACCAACAAGCCACCACTGGGTTATCAAAATTCATCACCAGTTTTGAGCCTAAAAAGGCGCTGGTAGAACCGTTGTATTCTGTTTGGACAATGGCAACAGTCATGGGCTTTGTTTGAAGGCTCCACCATCATGATCACCATTGCTTTTTTTGTCAATACATTTTGCTATTAGCTTTGCTTATCGTTTATTGGTTTCCAGCCTTCTGCAATTATGCGGTATTTGCCAATGGTATTAAAATATACATGCCTATTTGTACGTTCAATTACTGTTTGGAATGCTTGTCTCATCCTTCTATTCAATGGTTCTTCAGGTTCTGATAACCAGCTTTTAGCCCAGTCAGCCACTTCTTCAATGTCTTTTAAATCATTAGTATGAACAATAAAAAATTTACCACATTGCTTAAACTTACGCCACACTGGATGCACTAAAGGCTCTTGCGCTGCTATTTCTCTAACGTATGCTGTTAATGTTGGCGGCATATAAAGAGCCACTGTTGGTAAAAATGGAGAGCTAGACATATTCCTCCCGCAATTGAAAAGCATCAACAATTGCTTGGCCTGCACTAAGTTCCTGCGCTAATAAAAAGGCCATTTGCTCATCTCTAGCAATTAAAGCAAAGCTATCGCCATTATCAAGGACAATGGTAAAAACGTCCATCATATTACCGCGAATCATTGCTCCCCTCCAAAAAATGTTTCGGGAGCTATATCTCGCTCTTCCATATCTTTAAGGATGGCTTTGCTAATTGTACTTTTTAACATTTTCTTCCATTGTTCATCACCACTAAAGCTACCAGTTTGTTCTATTAATTGAAGGATTGTACAAATACGACTTAAATCGCTCATTGTAGCCAACCCTTCATTTGTATTATTTTGCTCTATATGCTGTTGTAAAACACTACTATGAAGAGCATGCCATTTACCAATGCAAAATAAACTAATTTGTCTAAATGCTTCATCACCAAAAGCTTCAAATAAATTTTCAAATGGTGCTACTAAATCAGGCGGAATACCAACCATAGACGGATCTTCCAGGATTGGCTCTAAATTGTCATCAATTGCATCACGGCTATTTTGTTTGGCGGCTTGGGCTTGACGAAGAAAATCGTCCACTGAAGAAAAATCCATGGAGCAGCAAGAAACGCAATACCAGCATGATGGAGATTAGCGCAAATGTCAATGGCATTGTAATTTCTTTAGACATCCACTGCCTGCAGTGCTAATGGTGGTTCAATGGGAGTGTCATCATCTGCTACTACGAAATCAGCATCAATGGCAAGTGATTGCTGTTCTTTTTCTTTTACATCACCAATTGTTTTAGCTAGATCATCTAGGAAATTCTTATAGCTTTTCTTTTCTTCTGCTTGTGGTTTAATTTCATATAGTCCCAACACTTTAGCTTGTTGTTCTAAACAACTTCTAGCAACAGTAAGGAATGAACTTTCACCTGCTCCTTCAGTAACAGTAACTGTTTCACCACGATCAGTAGATGTGGTAACAATGCGTCGTTTACTTGCTTCAAACTGAGAAAGAGCTTGTTCTTTTAATTGCATTGCTTCGTTTAATATACGAGCGCGATGACAATCTTGACTTTTAAGAATGCTTTCTGTCCATAAACTTCTATTTTGTTGCCGGTCTTGGTTAACAGTTTCTTTGCTTAATTTTAACACCCTTGATATTTGTGAATTACTAAGGTTTGATGCTAATAATTCTTGCACCATAAAACGCCTTAAACCAATGCTTTCTTTGGTATATGGAATCTTGCCAGGCCCATTGCCTACTTTATCGCGTATCTTATCCACTTGCTCTGGTGTTAAACCAGCTTCCACTAATACACGCAAGCCATAACGTAGCTCGGCTTGTTCATCAGGAAAGTTAACAATGGGGAGAGGCATTGCAAAAGCTTGGTTTTTCTTACAGCCTATTGTACTGCAGGAAAGCGGCCCAATGGCCGCTGTTGATTTTAATTTCTATGGTTAAAACAATTCTTCTTCTTTTGCAAACAAATAAACCAAACTTTCTTTATAACCAGTAATTTCAAAATCTCCTAAATCATCAGCTAACTTCTTGGCTTCCTTTAGGGAGGCTTCTAATTCTTTTATGTCACTATTATATTTTTTATCTGCGCGTTTTTGTAATCTTACAGTGCCGTGTTTTGTTGATTCTTTTTCTAAACCAATACTTTGCATTAATTCTTGAATTTCAGCTTTACATAAAGCTTCCTTTTCAACTAATGCCTTTTGTCTAGTTTTGATGCTTTCTAATTCTTGAATCAAACCATCCAAATCTTTAAGATCATTATCAATTGTGGATGTGTTATTAATCATGGTTGGAAGATAATGGTGAAGGAGCAAAATTACGATCAATGAGAAGAATAATTTCTTCTAAACTAGAGCGCCAATGGCGCTCATTTCTTTTATCACGAGCACCATAAAGCATGCGATCTTTAGGCAATGCACCACGATCTGGCCTTGAGTAACCATGATGATTGATCACAGTAATTTCTAAACCATTGTGTTCCAGGGACGGAAGCACATCAGGAGCGATAGGACGAAAAGGCATAAGTGGCCTGAAGACTTCACTATCGTACCACTAAGAAAATTAAAAGCAAGAAGCGATAGAGAATTAAAGCACCTTATGACGGACGACCTTGGGGGTCTACCTGCTCGTACGGTGCAGAGCGAAGGGAACTTATGGTTTTACCATCGTTTCCTTCTAGGCGGAAGCGCCGCAGGGTAGGAATGTTCAGGAAACCCTAGGCGCGTAGATAAGAAGGAAAACCTTCGGGACGATTCTACGCACCCCCTCCAAATCAAAATGTGCCAGTTACGTAATTGGCACGAAAAAAAGCATATTAAAAAGGCCCCTAAGGGCCTGGTAATCAATTGTTATTCTTCCTCCTCTTCTTCTTCTTCCTCATCGCTCCATTCCTCAATAGGCAGGATTACGGGACAAGATAACGTTTCTTCAGGAGCTTCAGCAGGAGCTGGCGCTGGTTGATTAATGATTGCCACAGAATAAATGCAATGGTCTAAATAATTATAATTGCAATATTTTTAGAAGAAGTCTTCCTCGTCATCGCCCAATTCTTCTGGCTTGTAATCCCACGAATGGTAAAGCCTGGTTTTTTCTCCGTTAGGGCCATTCTGGAAGCTGCTAGTAATCAAGCCCTGCCGCCGCGCAATTTCCAACATCTTAGCTGTAGATGAAATTTCCAGTGATCCACTTAAAGCCGTCACTTGTTGTTTCGTGAGTCGTTCCTGCTTACGCATTTGCACTACATTCACGCATTGATCTAATTCAGCCAGTGAACCACCCAAAGGCCCTGCATAATGCCAGCCATAATTCAATGGATCACGCTGCAACATGTGTTTACCAGTAAGACCACTCCTGCTCTTCATCCATTCAAAATGGAATTGGCTAGGGTCACCATTATTTTCTGGTTTGGTAAGTTTCACCACTTCACTAACATTATCTACAAAGCTAGTGGAATCCCTTAAGCCACCACTTTTATTTAAATGGTGAAGAATAATAAAACTAACATTATATTTATTAGCAATATCACGTAGATCATAAATTACATCACCAGCATTACTTCTAACCAAATCAACATCCATGCCAGCAAGGCATGCAGTGAGAGAATCAATGGCAATAAACACAGGACGATGTTTTCTCACGTAATCTTCTAATTGCTTGATATGACCAAAACGCCAATTTTCCCAAAATGTAATATCACCTTCTTCAAGCCCTGCATCTTTATAACCAATAACACCAAGCTTTTCACTGGTGTCAACTAATGGTTCATCACTTTGAATGATCAAGCATTTGCCTTTGAGGCATCGCCTGCCGCTCCATGATTGACCAAGGGCAATATTAAGAGCCCAGTTATAGATAAGTGTTGATTTACCGGTGCCGCCTGATGCAGCTAAAAGCATGACGGTTCCTAGCGGCATGATTCCTGCAATCAACCATTCTCTACATTGTTCAGACTTGGCAATGGTAAGGGCATCAATGTTTTCAATTTCGTCTTTGCCATAAATACGAGCTTTGGCATCTTCAATAGTTTTATCAATATTTTGCTGCGTCATCTTCACAGAATGCTGTTCTAACCATGAACTGGTTTCATATAGAACACGAGAATCACTGGTATAAAGACCAACAAAATTTTCAATGGTAGACATAATTTCATCGTATGAGGGTTTACCATCTTTTCCTTTATGAAGATTTGCAGTAATAGAAGCTAATAAATCATCCTTTGTAACGCCTTCTTCTATGTAATCAGCTAAATCCAAACCATTGCCATGAGGTAGATTTTTCCATTCCCATGATTTGGGATCGGCATAAAGCCACTGTGCTCCTGGATTATCGGCTTCAATTTCACGCATAAATGCAACGCCTTGTTCGTCGCGATCAGGCGCCAACACAATATTATGCTGTTTAAACAATTGCGAATAATCGCCATTAGTTCGATATTGTTTACTGCCGCCCAAGAAAGTAACAGCAGGTAGGCCAAGAGACCATACTGCTTCACAGGTTAATTCACCTTCAACGATGATAATAGGCAAGCCAGTTTTCTTGCTTTCTTCAACCGCTTCTTTATATTTATATGGAAGAATATTTGCTTTAATATCTTTTAATTGAAGTTGATGATTAGACAATGAACGATCAATGGTAGGAAATTCTTGCCATATACGCTTACTGCCATTTGCATCATTGCGATGCACTATTACTACTTCACTGCCAGAGGTATCGGCATACGGGAACACATGAGAGCCAGGGGGACGGGCAGGCTTCTCCCATCTCTCCTTCGGGGCCAACGCCTCTCTGATTTCAGCTCGATGAGCAGGGTCTGTATTTGCCCAACAGTTATATGCACCTGTCTGTTTATTGACTGTAAAATCATTGCCGTTGCAAGCAGGACAGAAGAATTTGCCTTCTGGTGCGGGCTTTAGCTGGTCAATAAATTCCAAGATCGAAAAAGTCATGCTGCAAGGAATAGCACTCACCATCATGCCAGCCATGGCTGTAATGCGCAAGGTAAATGGGCATAAGCAATTCTTATGGAAACAATGCTTGCCACCACAAGCTTCTAGGCTATTGTGGGCATGAACTTTGCGGCCTTCTATGCCAAAAAGAATTTATGACGGTGGCAAACGCCGTCATCATTTCACCATTTCTGATCAAGCATTTGCCCATTTGTCAGCAATTGCTGCAGATGGCACCTTGTCTCGTTCGGAAGCGTTAGAGCGTCTCATACGTTCCACGCCATTATTTGAAGGCAGTGCCACGCTTGCTGATGGTGCCTGGCCTTTTGTTATTGATCACTCATCCCCTTTGCCATTATCCCATGAACCTAGCTGAATTAATTCAAGCCTTACAGCAAGCCGTTGCGTTAGTGCCTGCTGATTCGGAGGTGGTCACTAGCTTTGAACAGGCCACACTGGAGGAGGGCTTTTCGTGGGAACACACGGAAGGAATTTCCGATGTTCGCATTTGTAATGATTGGCCCCTGCCAGGTGACAGCATGCTGGTAGCTGAACATGAAAAGCCATTTAAGGTGATAATTTTCTATGACATCCATAGCAATTTAAATCCATGACCTCTTCTTATTTCCTTTACGATCCTAAATTTATGCAATCCCCTGCTGCTTTTGCTATGGCCGAACGTATGAATGGCATCTTTTCTCCGTTAGAGATTTTGCCTGAAGCTTTCACTAAAGCTTATGAACTGCCCATTGGTGAACATGTAGAGAAAAACTACAAAGGGCTTTCTTATCTTTCATGGCCTTTTGCTTTTCGCTACCTTAAAGAACAATTCCCTACATTATTTGTAGCTTTTGAAGAAAGCACTGTGGGGTGGCCAGTATTTGGTCAAACTGGATGTTGGCTATTGCGTCCATACTTAACTGATGGATGTCGTCGCACACCAGCTTTAGTGTTTCCCATTATGGACAACAAACATAATGCAGTGAAAGAACTTGATGCTCGGCAAGTAAGTGATAACATTCAACGGGCTAGCGTTAAATGTATTGCTACTTTCACTGGTTTAGGGCTCAAGCTGTATTCCGGTGAAGATATTCCTACTAATGATGAAAAAGAACCATTTAAACATGAAAAAGAACCATCTAAACTCCCGCTCCAACAGGAAGCAACGAAGCCTGCTGCGAGGGCAAGCACGAAAGCAGCGCCAGTTGCGGAGCATGTTGCTGCTCCTGGAACAACAGGGGTTCCTGCGGCCAGTAGCACCAGTGAGTTCAATGGCAAAGAAGCGCTTCTTAGCTTCTGTCGAGCCAATCCCCTCGGCTATGGAGAGGAACGCAGGAGCATGATTGCTGGTAAGACAGCACTGGAAGCCCTTGGCCTTTCCAAAGGCGATGATATTAAAGATGCGGCAATGTTTGCCAATGTAGTAACCACCATGGTCACTGCATGGATCAAGGAAGAAGGGCTAAAGCTTACCAAAGCTCAAATGACCAGTGAATTGGACATTTTAAGAAAAGCTTGTGAAGTGTCAACGGAACAAGCAATAAAGGAGGTGGAGGTTTTTGTGCAGGGAAAGAAATAAATCTAGTGGTGGCTCGCTTTGCGCGAGCCTTCGCTGGCACTTATTCTCTTAATGAAAATGGTTCTTTATTTAATGAGGCATTATGACTAGAGCTGAAATTCAACGACTAATTAAAGTGCTACGGAATGCTTATGTTTGTTGTCATCAATGTGGCGATAAATACGGTGTTTACAGTGTTGGCTGTTCATCAGTATGGGAAGGGAAATGTGATGTTTGTGGTCAAACTAAAACCATCACTGAAACTAGGGACTGGGCTTATTTTATCACTGGCTTGCGTAAGCTTGACATAATTTCCAAGGGATTAGATCAAGGTATGACGTTAGAAGAAATTGTGCAGCAACATAAAACTATTGAGCCAAATGCAGCATGAATACCAACCTTGTTCGCTATGAGCCAAACCGAGTATCGCTAAATAATCGTCGCCACTACCAGTGTAGCCAGTTCCCAAATGTACCAGAAGGCATGCTGCTGCCTTCTGTAACTACAGTTTTATCTTCAATGGCGCCAGTAGCTAAAATCATGGCGCTAATAAATTGGCGCAAGCGAGTAGGAAACGATGAAGCAAATCGCCGCACTAGGCTTGCTGCTGATCGTGGCACTTGGATGCATGGCGTAATAGAAGATTTATTCAATGGTGAAGACATAGAAAATCATCTTGAACAAAATAAACAATGGCTGCCATATTACACTGCTGTTGAACCCTTCCTTGAATTAATTGATAAGCCATTATTAGCTGAAAGCGCAGTGGCATGGTGGGGAGGAGACAGTGGCATTGGTTATTCAGGGACGTTAGATCAATTAGCACTCATGGCTGATGGCGCCATTGCGCTAATGGATTGGAAAACCAGCTATAAGGTGAAGCCTGATTATCAACTAGCTGACTACAAGAAACAACTTGGTGCTTATTCAATGGCAGCAGAGCAAATGTATGGCATTGATATTGAAGCTGCATATTGCGTGATCAGCGTATATGACCCTGAAGAACCAGATCGTGAAGCAGAGCTACAAATATTACAAATGGATGGCTTTGAGCTGGTGCAGCAGCAAGCCATCATGCAGGACACTATTAAGAGATATTTCAACCAGTTCTACCCAGGCGCAAAAGCATTTGCATTAACCATGGATAAGGGGTAATATATGGGAGCCCAACCGGGCACCACCAACACTCCCAAGGAGAAACACCATGGCCAACAGGCCCCCAATCACCGCTGCAATCGACCTCACCCCTGATGTGCTTAATGCATTGAAGAAGGCTGGTCCTAATGAACGCGGTAACTATTCGCTTGATATGGCCGTATGGGTGAATGAAAAGCGCACTTCCGACAAGGCGCCCAATATGACGGGCTCTGTCAAGGTGAAAGGCGATAAGGATGGCCCTAAAGGCTATGCTTCCGTTTGGCAGAATGACGTTGAAACTAACGACGTTTTTTAAGCCATGAAAACTACTGCCATTGTCTTGCTTGTTGTTGTTGCTGCTGGCTTGAGTTTGGCAGTAGCTTGTTTCGCCGCTTGGGCATTGACTGCCATATGGCCGTCTTTGCCCTTTTGGCCTGTTGCTTTTTTAAGCTGGATCGTAATTAGTGTTTTTAGTCGTTCCTCTGCACCATCGTCATGACCTTGCTTAATGACAAACAAATCAGCAAATTAGCTGAAAATGACATTTTCTTGCCTTTCGTTGGCGAAAAACGAAGAGAGCTTGATAATGGCACAAAGGCTATTTCTTATGGCCTTTCACAATCAGGCTATGACATTCGATTATCGTCTGTTGAATTTTTAGTTTACGACTCTAATTTCACTTTAGAGAATTTCTTCGATGGGCCAGTAATTGATCCGAAAGCTTATAATGGCAATCTTGAGGCAGCCCCATTAATAGAAGAGCCAAATGGTTCTTGTTATTTTGTTCTTCCTTCTCATACATTTGCGCTTGGAACTAGCCTTGAGCTAATATCAATGCCAAATGATGTATTTGCAATTTGTCAAGGAAAATCTACTTATGGCAGATGTGGGCTTATTGCTAACATCCTTCCCATTGAACCCGGATGGACAGGCCATTTAACAATGTGCTTGGTAAATCCAACGGAAACTGCCATGCGCATTTATGCAAATGAAGGCATTGCACAATTAGTGCTGTTTGGTATCAATGAAACCAGTAAGCCTTATGCAGGCATCTATCAAAACCAATCAGCTAGAGTTCAC